TATACCGCAAGTAGCTCATTTGCATTACTTGGTACAGTAAACCATTCGATTGGTCGTCCACCGTTTCCTTGTGGATCGCTATTGAATTGCCAAATCTTTAATGGCTTTTGTTCCTCAATAGGACCATCATCAGCAAGCCGGTCAATTAAGATTGCACACTGAGGACCAGCACTCAAACCCATGTTGTCTGCTAAGGCACGAGCGGCACCGTTGCACATACGCTGAATGTCTCGCATGGAAGCTGGCATACTTTTGCCCCAAATACTACCGGCTCTCTTTTGGTAGGACGCTGAGTAATACGGGCGGCGACCTAATGGGTCTTTATTTATGCAACACTTTATGATCGTGCGTCCAATAAGGATAGCCTCGATCTCGATCTCTTCCCACTCTTCTAAACCTTCGAGGTCTTCAGGATCAACACCCCAATCAGCCAGAAGTTTAACACTAGCGGTTCCCCAAAAGTGAAGTCCGTGGTAGATACCTTTCTGAGCGTCAGTGTAAGACCCTCGCTTCTCAGCCTCAACCTTAGACTGTTCGATTTGATTATCTATGATCGTGCCTGAGTTCTCAGGATTCTCTTTCAGTACCTTAAGAATGTTCTCATGATGATACCCGTTGTCATTACCAAGATGCCCAAGGTCACTCAGGTCTTTCTTAGTAAGTCGAATGTGCTCAATGAAGTTACCATCGTAGATAGACTCAGCAGATGGACTAGGATAAACATCGAAAGGTGAAATACGTTTGTTCAAGAAGACAATCTCACGTACCTCAGTAGGTTTACCTTGGACATACGTAAGTCTCTTCTTAGTGGTAACAATCGGTCCCTTCATAAACGCAGTGGGAAACGTCATGAAGTCATTAATGAACTCGGAGAATGCAGCGTCAAAACCACCCTGCTTAAGATCGTCCAGAACCTTACGCTGAACAACGGCACACTGTTGTTGAGCCTCTTTGTTGATCTCAGCCGTGATAGCCTCATTGACATCTCGCTTAAGTTCGTTGATCTCTCTCAACTCTCGTGAAGCACTCAGTACGCTAGGAGGCTTTTGCTCCTGCTGTGGCTGAGGTTGAGGTTGTTGACCTTCTTGACCCTCTTGCGGAGGAGCCTGAGGTTGTTCTTGGGGTTGAGACATCTCTTGGAACTTCTTCCGAATCTTAGCAACCATCTCCTCTTGATCTTTCTCAAAAGCTTCACGAATGCTCTCTTCAATCTCCTGAGGCATACTCTCAAGTGGCGTAGGTCTAAACTCCATAGGGAAAGCGTTAACTGGCTGGAGAATGTCCTGAATCCATGAAGCACCAGCGCGTTTCTTAGTCGCTGTCAAGTTCATGAAGATGGTACTCTTGTTAGTCATCGTGGCTAACTCTTCAGGTAGATACTCTCCGTTAGTCTGATAAACCGAACGAATCATCTCCTGATCAATATCTGACTGCTGACGAGCGTTCTTATTAGTCTCGAAAGTATCAAGGATCAAACCTTCTAAGGTAGAATAGAACTCTTTCTCGTTTTGCTCTTCCTCATCAAGCATGAAGTCGTAGTTCTCAAGAGCCTCTTCGACTAGCTCTGTGATACCTTTGATTTCAATACCAGGAGTACCCATGTTTCCATCAAGATCATCCATGTTATCCTTTTGTCAAATTTGTCGATTATTCGACATTTATAGTTAATGGTGGAAAGCTAAGGAATCGAACCCTTGCGTGTGACCGCACCGACAGTTTTCAAGACTGCTTGTTCCCATGAACGGAACCCTCCAAGTATGTTGCACGATTAGATATTACATGCCTAGGAATTATAGTGGAGACACCTTAACCGTTAGAATAACTATACATAAAAATGATTTGCCTTGATGACAAGCCTAGGTTTAGCCCTGGACATATTCGATACGTGTGCGTAAGCTTCTCCACCAAAGGTTAGAGCCACGGCATCAGCGATGTCTGGAGATACCATACCTTTCTTCTTAAGGTCTTTCTTAGAAGTCAACAAGAGTTGCATCTTCTGATTGTAACCATAAGTCATACCTACCATCTGATCCCTAAGGTCAGGCATGTAAGGCACTGAGGCACCACCCATTAGCCAGTTCTTCATCTCGCCCCATAGTTGTGATCTAACGTTGAAATATTCAAGAGGTTTAGATGACTTGTTAGAGGAGACTACTGCCTTCACTGGCATCTTCAATTGCTTACATCTATCGAATACACCTGCGCCAATACCAATGGCATCAATGTAGACCTGTGTACCTTTCCATCGGTTCTGATACTCAAGTAAGGCACCAGATACTTCCATAGTGTCCTGGTTCTTAATACGTGTGACGTTGAGTAGTCTTGGGCCTTGCCTAGCGACAAACACTGTCTCGTCATCACCAAACCTAGCGATGTCAGCCCCGATCACTATAGGGTACTCCATCCAGAACTTAGGTTCCATCTGGTTAGCCATAGCGTTGTCTACTAAGAGACTTGAGATAAACTGAGTGTCGGTAGCTCTTGGGAATTGACCTAGGACACCAATACGATACTGATCAGAGTCTTCCCCGTACTGCTCAATTACCTCTTTGATCCAGTCTTTGGAAATGTGAGGACAGTCGAAAGCAGTGAAGTACATCGTCTCCCACGTAGTCAATCCGTCCCTGTGGAATAGCTCGTAGAATCTTCCGCTTGATCGAGTGGGGTTTGAGGTTAAGACAAAGCGTCCACCATTACCAGTAGACAAGGTACGCTGGAGTACGTCGAAGGTAGACTCGTCAATACCTGAAGCCTCATCAGCTAGGATAATGTAGTTCTCTGAGTGACCACCTTGGAGTGACTCTTTGTTATCAGCAGATGCAGTCACTAGGTTAGCGATCTGTACCTTGGAACTCATCGTTAGTTGCACTCTCTCCCTAGTTATCTCAAAGAGAGACGCTACGTCCTTAGGCATCTTCCCTCTCCACTTCATAAGTTCAGCATAGTAAACACGTTGGAGTTGCTGAGAGCTAGGAGATGTAACTAGGATACGACAGTCATTCTGTGTAAGTAATAGGAGGAACGTAAGCCAAGCTAAGGTAGCTGTATTATGAGTTGGTATAAAGTTCTCACAGATATAAAGCCTATCTACGCTGTTAACTTCAATGCAGGTGGCCTCGTGCTCCCCTATGTACTCAACTGACTCTATATACACTCTTGAGCCATTTACTTTTGTCGATCTTCGACATTCTTTGCGTTCAATCTTGAATAATCTCTCCTTAGTATTGAGTTGAAACTGTATGCAATAGCAATCTGAGTGTGAAGTCTTTTTTACTGTATGACCTTTGGTGGTTCCGCCCAGTGACCTTACAAGTTGTACGAAGTCATCTCTAAGTCTTTCTGACACTGTGTAATAGGTAAGTCTTCCAACTTTATCTACAGTGCCATCAGTGTCCATTAACCCTCTTAGGAGTTCCATACGGACCTCTATAGAATTAGTTAGATATCTCTCCGGTATATACTTATCGTGTGACCCACATAAGTGTATCAAACCATCAATAAGTTTTAGGTCAGTAATTAAACCTAAAGCGTTCTTTGTCTGTCCTGAAGATGCGCCTATCTTATAGCCTAGGTTATCCCACACCTCCTGATCTACATTTGTAATCCTTCCAGAAGCCCTGGTACCATCTCCCAGCCATACACCCATAGCGTAAGGGTTTACAGGTACAACTCTCTCTACCTTGAATACAGGTTCTATGCTGGGGAGGTAATACTTTAACCTTCTCTCAGAAGGACTTCTATCTGTAACCTTAGTATCAACATAGATGCCTCTATCAAGTATCTGCTCTAAAGATAAAGTAACAAAACCTGTATGTGAGTGGTAACTAGATACTGTCCACAGATGTTCAAGACCTGAGTCTACATGAGTGTCATTATTAAAGTTGATACGGTATATATGCTTTTTACCTTGAGGGAATACATTAGTTACTTCAGATACACCTGAGTAGGTGTTGCATATCTTGTCGCCTATACTGAAATCACCTATTTCTTTTAAGCCTGTAGGGGTGTGGATTTTCTCGTAGTCGCATAGGTATTTGCCAGCACCAGTGCATGAGCTAACGGCTACTCGACAGTGAGGTTTCCAGACAGCCATGATCAAGTTCTTCTGCTGTTGCGTAGGCACCACTCCGAATAGGTCAATAACACCTTGGATTGGGTCTAGTGACCAGTCGTACTGATACTGAGCGAATCTCTCACTCGCTGATTGCTTAGTTGGTTGTGTCTTCATACTCAGCCTCCAAGATGCTAGGGTCTACATAAGTTGACATAGGTTCTGGTAGCTGTACTACTTCTCTACGTCTAGCCTCTAGCAAACCAAAGGAGTCGTCTAGGGATAACTGAGTG